GCGGCGTCTCGAGCTCGGAGGCTTCGAGGATGCGTCGCTGCGTTGGTCGGCTCTGCTGTTCGTAGACGCGGCTGAGATCGCAGGGATCCAGACTGTGCGCGTCAGGCACGAGCATCTCCGCGAATTCTCGCATACATTCGTCCATGTACGCTGTGAGCTTGAGCGGTGCAGACTTGAGGTCGGTGACTCGTGTCTTAATACACCACTGCTCGTTGGCTAGCGTGTCGGATGGCGCGAATGCCCCGTGTATGATTGGGGACATGAAGGCGGTGAGCGTGGGTTTAGCGTCCAGGTCTTGGACGTCTGACACCTTCTGATACATGCGTACTGCTTCCTCGACGGGGAACACGTACGCGCGCCCGTTGCGGGGCGTTTGCGTCAGATGGTAGGCCAGAAGGGGCGTGCTTGCTACACGCCGTTGGACAATGTCGCCATCAGGGATCAGGCTCAACACAGCTGACTGGGTCAGCTTGACAGACTGGAACTCCGCCAGGGTGGCGATAGCGTCGTCAACGCTAGCGGGGATGGTCCCGCATGCGTGTGTCCCCGCAATGGCCGTCGATACTTGGAGGTCGTTCTTCCCTTGGATGTAGATCCGGGTGAACTTACCATCGACTGGCTCGAAGCGAGTTAGAGGTGTGTTGCTGACTAGCGTGCTGAGGATGGCGTTGAGGCCAACCCAGCGGGCCACTGGAGTGAGGTTGATGAGGTAGTGGTCGTCGGAGACCTTGCGTCGATCAACCAGGTAGGTAGCTGATTTGTACGGGATGCCGAAGATGGTCTTGCTGACCCGTAAGCTGTCTACACCATATGTCCAGAGGGTGTGCCGGTAGCGCCCACCACCACTCACGACGTAGTCAACGGTTTGGTCCGGTTGAAACGTGAATGAGTAGTCCGCGCGTGAAGCAGCGGCTGCATCCGGTTGAAGGGAGTACAGGATGGTTGGCTGAAAGTTGTCAGCCAGGGCGCTATGCATGTCGACGTAGTAGTCCACATCGATCATTGCAACCATGTGTTCGTCCGTGGGGACGCTGACGACATGGTCGGCGTTGAAGTCCTTGTCCCAGAATTGTACTCTGGAACCTTCAAATCCTCGACGTTGGTTGGAACGCGAGGTTTGGAAGAAGAAGGGTCGAAGTCCAATGGCCGCGGCGAGCCTCACGCAGAAGTTGCGTGCAGAGGTTCGCGACGCCGCGCTGACACCGTGCGTGTGCTCGGTGTTCACGCGGGCCTGGATTAAATCCAGGGCGTTGAACTGGGACCGCTGAACTTCCGGCCGGAAGGCCGGGCGCTCAGCTTTTGCACTGAGGTATCCTGAAACTAAGCGTTCCAGAAACCCCGTCGCCTTCGACTTGCGACGCCATAGGATAGGTACTACGACGACAAGGCAGGCGGTGCCACAGCAAATAGCTGTCTTGGTTCCATGCTTGGACATGGTTCCGACTGTCAAGATTTTTCTTCTTAACTCAGTGTGCGTGCCTTTTCAGGGAGCATCTGCTGGGGTGCGAGGTGGATTATGTCTCGCGTGTGAAAATCGCTGTTATAGTGTACTCACAGAAGGTGTTTAATGTTGCCTTCTCAGCTACCCTGTTCATAAGGTAACCCATTGTTCCGTCGGCCGGAGTACTGACCTAACGATGTATGTCTCGTGTTAACGGACATTGGGCGAATGAGTTTCGGTGATAGTCTAGTATCTGCCTAGTGGGTAACCAATCCACATTGACGGTCTGTTCCATACGGGCGTTTCACCCGCACCGCAATATCGGTGTTATGTACTAAGTCGACGTCCACATTCTGCACGACATTCTTGTGTCGCCACGTGAGCTCGTTCTCAAGTTTCAGTTAGACCATCCACCAGCAGTTCAACAAAGTGGTTGAGACTGTTGGTACGCCTTCGTACGAAATGCTTAGCCGCTTAGAAGGCTGGATGGTCCCGGATGTAGCCCGGGAATTGTTCGGTGATCAGTCGATGTAGCACAAGCTCGACTCGTAGACAAACGTTGGAGCGTTTGTGACGGCGTCCGAGATGAGGAATAGGTAGAGGCCCCCGCCGGCTTGAGAGGCGGCGGTTGAGGTGTCTCCACGCCATTGCACATATTCGCTGACGCGTTTGCTGAATGACTTCGTCCAATATGGGTGGTATTGATCAAGATGGAAGTACTCGTCGATGACGACACGTAGGTCTCCTGTGGAGAGGAGCTGCAGCGAATATGTCGCGTCTACGTTATCCGCTGTGAGGATATCCGTCGCGAACAATGGTTCGGCTAGCTTCGACTCTATGAGGAGTATCCGGCAAGTGGACAGTGAGGCTGGGGTAGCCTTCCGTACGTTCACGTTCATGCGGAACTGCTTCATCTTGATGCGATTACCAACACGCTCATCGGACGATGCACCGAGGGCGATGTCGTCATGCACAGCATATATGGAGGCGCTATTACCCACTGGCAGGGCCTGTCGGGTCGTCACTTGCTTGCATTCCTTGGTAGCTGCGAGAGCGCGCTGTACAGCGCGGTTGATCGATTTGTTGTTAGTCATTGTGCTAAG